GTGCAGGCTACATCTTCACTGGCGACAATGACGCCAACATTATGCACAACTCCGCGACGATCAATCTGAACCTCCTGGATCAGCTAGTATCGCAGCATGCCAGACTTGGCACTCCATATCCGACTGTGTTCTATTCATCGTCAGCTTGCATCTATCCAGACTTCAAGCAAACAGATTCCCAGAATCCAGACTGCCGCGAGTCCTCTGCATATCCTGCCAACCCTGATTCCGAATATGGTTGGGAGAAGCTTTTCTCGGAGCGGCTGTATGCTGCATATGCGCGCAATCATGACGTGCCAGTCCGCATTGCCCGATTCCATAACATCTATGGTCCCATGGGTACATGGCATGGCGGTAAAGAGAAAGCGCCCGCTGCCATCTGCCGCAAGGTTGCTGCCGCGACAAACGCAATCGAAATCTGGGGCAATGGATCACAAACACGATCCTTCCTGTTCATCACAGATTGCATTGACGCTGTACAGCTCATGATGAAGTCTGATTTCCAAGGACCAGTGAATATTGGTTCAGAAGAAATGGTGACCATCAACCAGCTTGTGTCGATTGCTGAAAGCATTGCAGGTAAGAGTCTCAAGAGAGTTTACATTCCTGGTCCCATCGGAGTAGCAGGACGAAACTCACACAATGATCTGATTGAGGCTAAGCTTGGATGGAAGCCCAAGTACTCCCTCGTGGAGGGAATGGCGCTGACGTATACATGGATCGCAAGGCAGGTGCACGATGAATAAGCTGAAACTAGGATTCACTGACACGTTTGGTGCCATCGAAAACTTCTTCACCAAGGCTCTTGCGGAGCGGTATGTCATCGTTCGTGATGACGTGAATCCGAACTATCTGATCTTTGGTGACAGAAACTTTGGCACCAACAACATGTCATTCGACGAAACGAAGACCATCAAGATATTCTACACAGGCGAGAATGAGCGTCCGTTTAACTATAAGTGCCACTACTCGATTTCATTCGATCACTCTGAATTCGATGGACGCAACTATCGCCTGCCTCTGTATGTGATCTATGATCACGACAACCACTTCCGTGACGTGCCAAACACTTCGAACGTGGACAGGAAGCCAGAAGACCTCCTTGCAATCCAGGGCACCCAAACGAAAGGATTCTGTTCGTTTGTCGTCAAGAACGGTGGATGCGAGAAGCGCAATGACTGGTTCCAGTTGCTGAATAAGTACAAGCCAGTTGCATCTGGTGGTCCTCTGTTCAATAACATTGGTGGTGTGCTGCCACGTGGAGAAGATTCGGTGAAGGCGAAGCTGAACTTCCTCAACTCCTATCGGTTCAATCTGTGCTTTGAGAATGCCTCATATCCAGGATATGCAACCGAGAAGCTGTATGAAGCCCTGTGTGCCAAGACCATTCCCATCTATTGGGGATCACCGACGATTGAGGTTGACTTCAATCCCAAGGCATTCCTCAACTGGCACGACTATCAAGACGACAAGGCATTCTTCGAAGCGATCAAGGAGATTGACGAAAATCCCGACATGTATGAGGAAATGTACCTGGCTCCAATGTTCCCCGACTATCAGAGAGTCAACAAGTTCTTTGACAGGGATAGATTCCTCACCTGGTTCGATAAGAATGTATACAGGGGAGAGTGGTGAAACGAGATATCCCATGGCTTGATATCATCATGATGGTGTACTTCGCCATCTTCTTTGGTGGAATCTTGTCGGCAGTGATTGTTCATCTATTGAAATTCATCGCCGGGCTCGATGCTCCTGAAGCCGGTTTCGTTATTGACATAAGGAACTTCAAATGAAAGAAGAAATACTAATCACTGCCCCATACTCTAACATGACATTTACTCCTCCAGATACCACAGAGTTTGACAAGAGGTTGAAGTCTGTTGCAGAGAAGCTTGGGGTGAAATCGATTGACGCAAACTCACCATTTATGTTCAGAATGATTTTGGTCACTAGTGACGGCGCCAAGTATGACGTAATGGAAATGATGGAAAAGTTTCTCACCAAGATGGATGAAAAGCTATGACATTCTTCGATATGGTAACCTACATATTCATGGCAATGTTTGCCATACCCATCGCATGGTTCATTGCTGTTTCTGCATGGATTGTTATTGTCATTGCATTTCTCGGAACCATGACATTCTTCGGTATCATGTTAGTTTGGTGTGCAGACACAAAGGATGCTATTGTGAGAAAATGGAGAAAGTGGAAATGAAGAAGGTTGATGTATTCGATATCATCATGGCTATTCCTCTTGGCCTTCTTTTGATTTCATGCATAGTTGGCGTTGTCAGCATGTTATTTCGCTTGTTTGCCGAGGCAACATGGACAGATGTTTTGGTAGGATTCCTGACACTCTGGCTAACAGCGTCCGTGCTGTATTTCATCGTCATTAAGGGAGGCTCTTGATATGAAAAGCCGCGCACTGATCATCACTCCGACTGGTTGTCCGATGTTCTTTGATCCGCTGTATGATGCCCAGAAGCACTGGCGCTTTGCACTGCCGGAGCGAACCTATGACACCATCGTTGTCGGATTCAATGATCACGTGCCAGAGCTTGAGTCATATGACCTGTTCATCAAGTACCCGATTCGGTACAAGTGGAAACAGATGCCCGAGCTTATCAAGCACCATGTGCCATTCTGGACAAACTATGACTACATTGGAGTATGGGATGACGATTACTGCACAGACATTCCATCAGTGAATCGAGCACTCCAACTTGCCCGCAGATATGACTTCCCGTTCTTTCAACAGTCACTAACCTCTTGGACGGTGTACCCATGTCTTGAACAGAAGAAGGAACACACATTCACTCGAACCAACTTCACCGAAATGGGTGTATGCTTCTATCGCCAAGATATCTTCCGCAAGGTGCTCTGGCTTCTGGAGGCATACAAGTACAGGGAGTCGGAATGGGGGATTGACAAGATCATGTGTGACTATCTTGGTCTGCCAGCAGCCGTTGTCCATGAAACATCAATCAAGCACATGCGCCGTGAAAGCTGGTACGACAAGACCAATGCATTTGCTGAAATGGCATATTTGACGAATGAGTGGTTCCCCGAATACATGCGGACCGTTCGTGGCGAGACGGGCTATATATTCAGAGACGTGCAACAAACACTGGCGACATTCAAAGAGGAATGATGATGACAAAGAGAGTATTGATCACGGGCGGCGCAGGATTCATCGGTCACCATATCATCGACCTGTTCCTACGAGTCACCGACTGGGAAATCGTATCACTTGACAGATTGGACTATTCGGGCAACCTGAATAGGCTCCATGATGTTGTATCGAAGCATCCAAAGCCAGAACAGAAGCGCGTTTCTGTTGTGTGGCATGACCTGAAGGCAGAAATACGCGACTACACTGCAAACAAGATCGGCAAGGTGGACACGATTCTCCATCTGGCAGCATCATCGCATGTTGATCGATCAATCTCGAATCCCATGGAGTTTCTCCTAGACAACACGCTTGGCACTGTCAATCTCCTAGACTATGCTCGAAAGCTAGATGGACTGGAGAGACTGATCTATTTCTCGACCGATGAAATCTTCGGTGCAGCACCTCCTGGTGTGCTGTATAAGGAATATGATCGTTACAACTCTACCAATCCATATTCAGCGTCCAAGGCTGCAGCCGAAGAGTTCTGTGTTGCCTATGAAAACACCTACAGGCTGCCGATCTTTGTGACACACACGATGAACGTCTTCGGCGAGCGCCAGCATCCTGAGAAGTTCATCCCCATGAGCATCCGCAAGATTCGCGACTCGGAGAAGATTTACATCCACTCTGATCCATCAAGAACCAAAGCGGGTAGCAGGTTCTACATTTCGGCAAAGGACGTTGCGGAGTCTATGTACTTCCTTCTTCACTTGACTCCGGCCCAGCACCAGATGATCTATGATGAAATGGAAGCGTTGGGTGTTCGTTGTCCGAAGTTCAATATTGTCGGCAAGGAAGAAATCGACAACCTGTCGATGGTCAAGATTCTTGCAAATGCACAGAATAAGGACCCAGTGTATGAAATGGTGGATTTCCACACTTCACGCCCTGGTCATGATCTTCGCTATTCACTTGACGGTGGATTTATGAAACGTCTAGGTTGGGAACCACGTGTTGATTTGAAGACCCGCCTGACACAACTGACCGAATGGTCACTCAAAAACAAGGACTGGATCGAACTATGACAGTAATGATGCCAACACTTTTCCAGTTTTTCAATGAGTCAGAGCATTCTTCTGACAAGTGGGATGGATACTTCGGAGTGTATGAAAAGCACCTCTGCAAGTTCCCACTTGTCGGTCATCCTCTGACCGTCGTGGAAGTTGGAGTGCAACAAGGTGGTTCACTCGACATGTGGGCGAAGTACTTCCCCAAGGAGTCGAAGATCATCGGAATCGACAACAACCCAGAATGTGCCAAGCTGAAATACTCCAACCCAGATATCAAGGTCGTCATTGGCGATCAAGGCGATCCTGCATTCTGGGACAAGTTCCTTGCAGATCATCCCGATCCGATTGACGTGTTCATTGACGATGGTGGTCATTTCATGGATCAACAGATTACGACATTCGAGAAAGTGTTTCCTCGAATCGCACAGGGCGGAGTCTATATCTGCGAGGATTGCCACACCAGCTACATGCCATACAATGGTGGTGGTCTCCATCGCAAGGGTACCTGGATCGAATATGCCAAGTCCTATGCAGACACTCTCCATAAGGATTGGCACCAGGAGCTCGACACAGAGCAGGAGCGTAGGAATCGAATCGGTGAAGACTTGACTTCTGTCGCGTTCTATGATAGTATGGTCGTATTCGAAAAGAACGGCAAGAGGAGGCTAAAGCGTGTTTTCCCAAAATAATGATATCGCTGTACTAGACGAGTGCCTTGCATGTGGCTCGAATTCATTGGTCTCAGTCTTGGACCTGAAAACCCAGCCCCTTGCCAACTCCTACAAGGACTTCAAGAGTGAGAACCAATCGAGCTTTCCTCTTGCTATCAATCGATGCACCACATGCCATCATGTGCAGCTAACGCATGCCGTGAATCCTGATCTAATGTTCAAGAACTACATGTATGTGTCAGGGACTTCGGCAACCATGAATGATCATTTCAAGTGGTTCGCAAACTACACCTATGAATATTTCACAGCACTGTCGGCTCTGAAACCAACTCGCGTTCTCGACATTGGATGCAATGACGGTTCGCAGTTGAATCACTTCAAGAACCTGGGCATGGTTACTGTTGGTGTGGACCCAGCGCTGAATCTCCATGCCATGTCGGGCAAAAAGCACATGGTCTATCCAACCTATTTTGACATGAAGTTTGTGGAGGATCATCCAGGCGTGTATGACATTCTGGTTGCACAGAATGTGTTTGCTCACAACTACAATCCCAAGGCATTCCTGACTGCGGCACGGAATCTCATGTCGCATGACTCGCTTCTGTTTATTCAGACTTCGCAGGCTGACATGATTCTGAATAGTGAGTTCGATACGATCTACCATGAGCATGTGTCATTCTTCAATACCAGATCAATGCGAATGCTTTGCGAACGTGCTGGTCTGTATCTCATGGATTCGATCAAGTGCCCACTCCATGGCAACTCCTACATCTTTGTCGTGACCAAGAACAAGTTGGTGGCACGACCTCACAACGTCTCGAATATCGAGGAGATGGAGAAGACACGTGGACTGTACTCGCCCGTCAAATATACCGAGTATGCACTCCGCTCGAATGCAATCGCTCAGGAGCTCAAAAGCACGCTGATGGAGTACAAGAAAGAGGGATGGAAGGTCATCGGTTATGGTGCAGCCGCCAAGGGTATGACGCTGCTGAACTACGCTGGACTGGATGATACCGTCTTTGATTACATCGTTGACGACAACGTCCTTAAGCAGGGAAAGTTTACTCCTGGTACCAATATTGAAATCGTTGGATCAGCTAGAGTGACACTTGAGGACCCAAAGACTTCGCTTGTATTCGTTCCGCTTGCGTGGAACTTCTATGGCGAGATCGTGTCGAAAATCAAGCGCCTCCGTCCTGATAGTACCGACGATTACGTTCAGTACTTCCCAGAGGTTATGGTGAAAATAGCATGAGAAAGAGCCTCTACTATCACATCTACCTTCGATGGGATGTTGATCCTTGGCTGGACATGTTTTTCGAGCAGATGAAGTGTATCGAGGACGCTGGGCTCCTGGACGAATTCGATGCCTTCAATTTTATCGCTCTGAACAGGCAAGAGAACACGCTAGCCAAGAAGCTCCTGACGGATGCAGTCAGATCGTATGTTCCAGAGTCCAAGTTCCACATCACCTTCCCGGAGAATCCATTCTTCACGGATGAAGAAATGATGGCGAACTTGGACAGTCCGAAGCTGGTCTCCGAAAACTTCACCATGCGCAAGATATACAATCATGCGATGGCGGCACCAGAGCCTCAACTGATCTGCTATATACACCAGAAGGGCATCACCAGGACAATCAAATACAACTCCATCGACGTGGAGTCAGTCAAGCGTTACTACTATTGGAGACAATACCTCAACTGGGGCGTGATAGAAAACTGGAAGAGGTGTGTCGAAGTAATCGAAAAGGAAAGCTGCGATGTTGCTGGTATCAATTTCAACTTTGATCCTCTTCCTCACTACAGCGGCAATTTTTGGTGGGCGTCAACTTCGCACATCAAACTCCTGCCTGATCCGAAAACCGTAACCTGGTTCCACGAACTACAGAAAAACTCCACCAATCACTGGCTCAGAAATGTGGCTTCCGATAGATACAGGGACGAGCAATGGTTGTGTGCCCGAGAAGGAACTAGAGTGTTCAACGTGGCTGATCTTGACCAATCAAGAAACCCTGCTGGACAACTCCTCAAGCGTAAAGACTATGGAGAAGTGAACCGATGAAGCTCATGGAGTTTACAGCATATGGCGTCGCCGACGAATATGCTGCGATAACAATCAACCTCGATAACGTGAACGCCATCTATGCATCCGAGGCGAATACAAAAAAGGGCAACACGACAATCAATTATTCAAACGGAACTTGGACGTATCTCCGAGAGTCATACGTCGAAGTCATGGAAGCCATTAGAAAGGCATACGGATGAAAAAGCACATGAGAGGAGTCCTTGAGACTCAACTGGTTCAGCGCGAGTTTGACGGCCGCTGGGAAAGACTCGCTAAGATTCTCGACTATGAGAACAGTTACACATACGGCAATGAGGCTGGTGTGAAAGTCACGTACACTCCTGAAAAGTGGGTTGTAACGGACGTGTATGACTTCATTATGCAGGAGGTACGCTAATGCTTCAAGACGAAGATATTAAACTATTCAGACTGATCACGGGAGAGGAACTAATTGCAGAGCGGATAACGCCTGATAGCCTTCCTCCACACGATTACGTCAAGTTCAGAAATCCTATTCGATTCATGCTAGTTCCTTCGAAGGGCAATCCAAACAACCCAACAGTAGGATTCGCTCCATGGCAAGAATTCTCGACCGATACCGAGTTTACTCTTGACAAATCGCACGTACTTGCTATAATGACACCAATCAAGGAGTTCAAGGAGCAGTATCGCGCGACCTTCTCCAAAATCATTACTCCTAAACCAGGATTGATCCTACCATAAGGAAACAAATGACAGAAACCTTCTATACTGACGTACAGATATACGGTGCACGTATTCTATACAGAGGGGTAGAAAACGGACAACGTGTGAGGCGGAGAATCGACTATTCTCCGTCTCTGTTCGTTTCATCCAAAGAACCGACAAAGTTCAGAACGATCTATGGGGAATATGTTGCTCCCGTGACTCCAGGCAACATTCGTGATTGCCGTGACTTTGTGCAGAAGTACAAAGACGTTTCCAACTTCCACATCTATGGCAACACCAAGTATGAATACTCCTTCCTATTCGACAACTTCAAAGATGACGTGAGATGGAATCTCCGTCACATCCGTGTCGCCAATATCGATATCGAGGTGGAGTCCGACGACGGCTTCCCTGAGCCAGAGGATGCAGCCAAAGCAATCACTGCCATCACTATCAAGTATTCCAATGGCAAGTTCATTGCATTTGGTTGTGGCGATTTCACGACAACACGCACCGACATTACGTATCATCGATGCGTCGATGAAATCGATTTGATCAGAAAGTTCCTTGATGTATGGACTGCCGACTATCCAGATATCATCACTGGATGGAACGTCAAGCTATTCGACATTCCGTACCTTGTCAATCGCATCACCCGAGTTCTGGGCGAAGATTTTGCCAAGAAGCTTTCGCCATGGGGGGTGATCACTGAACGTAAGGTGCATATGGGCGTTGGTCGCGTGCTGCAAGCATATAAGCTTGTCGGCATTTCGATCCTCGACTACATGGACCTATATGTCAAGTTCGCTCCAGAGGGCAAGTCTCAGGAGTCCTACAAGCTTGACAACATCTGCCACGTGGAGCTGAAAGAGCGTAAGCTGTCCTATGACGAATATGGTGACCTGTTCTCTCTGTATAAGAAGAACTTCCAGCTATTCATGGAGTACAACATCCGTGATACTGAACTGATCGACAAGCTTGAAGGCAAGTTGAAACTAATCGAACTGGCACTGACCTTGGCATATGACTCCAAGACCGTGTATGATGACGTGTTCATGCAGACTCGCATGTGGGAGCAGATCATTCATTGCTACCTCATGAAGAAGGGCATCGTCATGCCTCCTTCCACCCAACACTCCAAGGACAAGTCATTCGACGGTGCCTATGTCAAGGACCCGCTGATTGGCTTGCATGGATGGCTAGGATCATTCGACTTGACTTCACTGTATCCATCACTGTACCTCCAGTACAATATTTCTCCAGAGACTCTGGTGCAACCGCACGAATACACAAGTGAAATGCGGCAGATTGCCGACAAAGCATCAGTCGAATCGTTCCTGAGAGGCGAAATCGATACTGCGATCCTGAAGAAACATGGCGTGACAATGACTCCCAACGGACAGTTTTTCCGAATTGACTCCGAAGGATTCATGCCAGCGATCACTCGAACCATGTTTGATGATCGTCAACGCTACAAAAAGGAAATGATCAAAGCACAAAAGGAACTTGAACTGGAATCTGATCCAGTCAAGCGTGAAGAAATCGAGAACCGCGTGTCTCGATACAAGAACCTGCAACTTGCCAAGAAGGTATCTCTGAACAGCCTGTACGGTGCCTCTGGTACTCCGTATTTCAGGTTCTTCGACCTTCGCATTGCCTTGGCTATCACCTTGTCAGGGCAGTTGGCGATCCAGTGGATTGAGGCCAAGCTGAATAAATACATGAACGGCCTACTGAAAACAGATGGTGAGGATTATGTCATTGCATCAGATACGGACTCGATTTATCTTAACCTTGCTCCGCTTGTGGGCAAGACTATTAAAGAGTCGAATCCTGATGCTGACGACAACACCGTCATTGGGTTTCTGGACAAGATTTGCGAAGCTAAGTTGCAACCGTATATCGATAAGTCTTACCAGGAACTTGCTGGACTGGTTAACGCCTACGCGCAAAAAATGATCATGAAGCGTGAAGCACTTTGCAACAAGGGAATCTGGACTGCAAAGAAGCGATACATCCTGAACGTGTTCAACCAAGAAGGTGTGCAGTACGCGAAGCCTGAAATCAAGATCATGGGCCTCGAGGTTAAGAAGTCCTCAACTCCAAGTTTCTTCCGCGAGAAGATGGAGCGTTGCATCGAAATAGTGATCAACGAAACAGAGGAAGCCCTGATCGACTATATTGCGCAGGTCAAAGAAGAAATGCGCAAGGTGAATGTTGCAGATATCGCCTTCCCTCGTGGAGTAAATGGCATCGGACAGTACACAGACAAGAAAACTGGTCTGTTTGTTTCAGCTACTCCAATCCACGTCAGAGGATCGATCCTGTACAACTACCACATCAAAAAGGCGAAGCTGGAAAAGAAGTACGAGTTCATCAAGGACGGAGAGAAGATCAAGTGGATTTATCTCAAGACACCGAATCCTCTCCTGTCCAATAACGTCGTTTCTTTTCCGTTCGTGCTACCAGAGGAGCTGGACCTAATGGACTATATCGACTATGATACGCAATTCGAAAAGGCATTCATCGAACCGTTCAAGATCATCACTGACAAGATCGGTTGGAAGTGTGAAAAGACTGCCTCTATCCTGGACTTTTTCTCATGATCAACGAAGATGCGGAATTGTTCTATGTCGAAGGAATGATGCCCAAAGCGTCGGACGAAGTCATTGCTTTCGTGCGACATATTGTCAAGTGGAAGATGAATGACATGCCCATGTTTCCTGAGGACGTGCTTAACTACATGATCCAAGAGGGAGTTATCACGGAAACTGAGGTCATTGGCGTCATGATCGAGCATTGTCTGACCGACAACAAATCGGTTGACATTGTGCTTCCGACCAAGTATAATGTGTAACAATGGAATAGGACGTCAGCACTGGTGTGCAGGAGGGCCTTATACACCCTTTGCGGCAGATTACCGTTCACGGGAGGGTTCGAATCCCTCGGCGTCTACCACTAAAAAGGAAAACGAATGGAACCAATTATCCTGTTTTTGGCGTGCGTAGCTGCAATGGCGTTCTTTGCAGCGTTCAATAAAGAACTACTGGCAGCCACGTTTGCGTACATGTCAGTTATGATTGCCCTGTGGTACGTGCTTACACACTTCATCCTGAAACTCTGAGGAACTGACAATGGAATTCGACACGAAAGATATCCGTAAGACCCCTGAGGACTCGGCAACTGAGGCTGGCATCATCAAGGCAATGATGATCTTTGCAGTCGCCATTCTGACAATATTTGCGCTTGCAGGTTGCTCTGTTGGTGCGCGAGTCGAGAAGGGTGTTATCACTGAGCCCATCCACCAGTCAAGCGTACAGACTCACCAACACGAAAGCTTCCTCCGTCTTGTTCTGTTTGTTCGGCATCATCATGGATCGAAGCCAACGGAGAACCTGGTGTTGACTGCACAGACTCATGTCTATAATGCTGGGTTCACAAGGCAGTGCCGCGGCGGTGAATGCTTCTTTGTCTATCGTGACAAGGAGGTTGTTGTCGGTCCCGAGTTCGTTCAAATCCGTCGAGTTGGTTCGCGTGACTATGTGAAGTTCTACAACATGGAAGTTGCGATGAGGGTGATCTATGACCTCCATCACTGACAAGAGTCTCCATGAAGTTCTGAGTGAAATGTCAGACGTTCAAGAGAAAGCCACCAAGCAGTACGATCAAGATGCCGACAAGTTCTGGAACGGCATGTCCAAAGAAGATCAGTTACTAGCGTTCTATTCAGTCATCAAGCGTATGCATCAAGCCGAGGTGGTCGATCAAAGAAGCTACCGCGGTGCTCTGTATGACGTGTATGGTTTTGGTCCAAATGCGTACGGCGTAGGCATGGAATGTGGCTACATGACCCTACATAACATGATCTGCGAACATCTGGCCATAGAAATGTGGTTACAGAATCCGGTGACAAAGTAAAGTACCACCTAGATCATCACTGATAGATCACGGGGAGGAGTCCAATGGCTCCTCCCTTTTCTCGTGGAAACAGGAGGACAAATGAAATCCGCTGTCAACATAAACAACATAGTATTCCTCACTGGGATAGCACTATCCGCAGTGGCAGGATTCTATTCGATTGTTGGTTTGACTGCAATCTTTGCTGGGGCTGTCGTTCCTATCATCATCCTTGGAACAGTCCTGGAAGTGGCTAAACTCGTTTCTGTATCTTGGCTGCACTACAACTGGAAGATTGCATCGCGTGCAGTCAGGGCGTATCTGATATTCGCCATCTTGATCCTCATGTTCATCACTTCGATGGGCATTTTCGGATTCTTGTCAAAGGCGCATATCGAACAACAATCGAAGCTAGACACTGGAATATCCACAGAAGTACCCAAGATCGAGCTCCTCATTAAGAACAACGAGGAACAGATTGCGGACACAAGGAAGCAGATTGAGCAGATTGACGCTGCCATCAATGCTATTCGTGAAAAGGGCAAATCTGCCAAGGACGCACAGGCTGCACTCGATTCCGCTAAGCGTGAAACCGCAAAACGGGATGCGCTAAACAAGAGAGTAGTGGAGCTCCAGACCGAAGTTGCGGACCTCAAGTCCAAGAAGATCGCCCTTGAGAATGAAGTTAAGAAGTTGGAAGTCGAAGTTGGTCCGATTAAGTACGTTGCCGAGCTAATATTCGAAGCTTCCGACACGAAACTACTTGACAAAACCGTGAGAATTGTTATAATGATTCTCATATCGGTGATCGATCCACTTGCTATCTTTCTCCTGATCGCTTTCAACCTGTCAGTAATTGACAAGCAGAACGCATCCGAGAAGATGGAATTTATCGACATGTCATTATATCGGCTCAAGAAACGTCCTGGGCCTAAGAAGCGTAGGAAGATCAGACGAAATATTCCAGTCAATAAACGCCTTGTGCCAAAGATGCGCAAGGGACGCATAAGGAAGATCAAGAGGAGTACGCATGGTATCTGACCTGATTAGCAAAATCAAAAAGAATTCGACAATCAAGGCAACACAAGTTCTCACTGAACAGACATTGCTTCACGATAAGGATTCTATCACCACTCCGGTGCCTATGATCAACGTCGCCCTTTCTGGGCGCGTTGACGGCGGACTGATTCCAGGGCTAACTGTCCTGGCAGGTCCGTCGAAGCATTTCAAATCCCTGTTCGCACTAGTCATAGGTGCTGCATTCTTGAAGAAGTATCCCGAGGGCATCCTTCTTTTCTATGACTCGGAGTTCGGAACACCAACCAAGTATTTCGAGAACCTTGAAATGGACATGGACAGAATCGTCCACACTCCAATCACGAACATCGAAGAATTGAAGCATGACCTGGTTAGCCAGCTCGAAGGATTCAACCGCACAGATAAGGTGTGCATCATCGTTGACTCCGTAGGCAATCTAGCTTCCAAGAAGGAAGTCGAAGATGCCAAAGACGCCAAGTCTGTCGCCGACATGACTCGCGCCAAAGCAATGAAGTCCTTGTTCCGCATCGTGACACCGTACTTGACGGTCAAGGACATTCCACTCATTGCAATCAACCACACATACAAGACACAAGAAATGTTCTCCAAGGACGTTGTCTCTGGAGGCACTGGCATCTATTATTCTGCTGGTGATATCTGGATCATTGGACGCCAGCAAGACAAAGACGAGAAGACCAAGAGAGTCGAGGGCTATCACTTCATCATCAACATTGAGAAGTCCCGTCTTGTCCGTGAGAAGATGAAGATTCCAATCTCGGTATCGTATGAACACGGCATTAATCGCTGGTCTGGTCTCCTAGAGAATGCAATCGAGGCTGGGATCATCGTCAAGCCGATCGCTGGTCGCTATGAGCGTCCTACTGGCAAGTACTCTGGCAAGAGATACACAGAGGACGAGATTCTGACATTCGATGCCCTATGGCAGGACATTCTCGCGACAACTGATCTTCCGGAATACATCCGCAATAAATACTCGGGCTCTGGCTCTGGAAGTCTGATTCAAGAGGGAGACTCCGACGATGCAGATACCGACTGATGATGAATATTATTCACTGTATTTCGAATGCAAGGAATACATTGACAAGAACTGCATTGTACGGGACACCAGAATGCCAGGCAAGGCGCCTGGCACCTGGTACTCCTGGATATTCTACATGAGACGTGGTCTCCTTGACAGAGCGTTTATGTCCGCAATCTCCAAGCTGTTCATCTATCGAATCAACCAAGAGATTGGACACTTCGATTTCCAAATAGCAGGACTCGAAACAGGAGCAACTCCACTCGTGGTTGCTCTTCCTATCCACCTCCATCGGCACAAGATTGACGTGCATTCTTTTTCGATCCGAAAGGAAAAAAAGAAGTACGGACTACTGAACTGGATCGAAGGAGTTCCAAACGACAAGCCTGTTCTATTGGTGGATGATCTGTGCAATTCGTCCATGTCTATGCGTCAAGCGTACAATGTTCTGAAAGAGGAAGGGATACCTACACTGCCCTGGGCTTTCAGCGTAGTCAACAAGTACAATCACGGAGTCCACGATCCAATACGAGGAGTAACCGACATGTATCTCCCTCATGATATGCGAGTCGTTACCCTTTTCAGGATGGATGACTTCAACCTGAAAAACCCATCACACTGAGGAGAGTATCATGAAACTAGGCCGAGATTTCATTTTCCGCGACGATCTGAAAAAAGACACGGTGCCGATACAACTTCTAGATTGCATTTTCGAAGATATTGTGTTAAGATACACCAATGTGTCCATAGTCGAAAAAGAGAGCAATGAAGCAGTCGTTAGGTTCGACTATGAGCTAATAGAAGTTCCTGGGGAGTTTACCGAGAAGAAACTCCGACGCAACAAGCAGTTTCAGGAACATCTGGGCCTTGTTTTGAACACGCTGATATTGGATGTGGTAGAGCAAACGGAAAGATCGAATGAGCATAGAGAAAACAATCCTCCGAAATCTTCTTAAGGACGACCAGTTCACGAGAAAGGCTCTTCCCTTTTTGAAGGACGAGTACTTTTTCGAGGAAGACGATAGGACACTTTTCTCTACCATTCGGGACTTTGTACTCAAGTACAACACCAATCCGACCGAAGACGCCCTTGCTATCGAGATTTCATCGAAGCAAGGGCTAACGGACATGACTGTCAAGAATATCGAGGCAACACTTGCAGAGATCAGGGCTTCCAAGGATACAAAGGAGCCCCATCTGAAATGGTTGGTCGACCACACGGAGCAATTCTGTCAGGACAAATCTCTGTATAACGCCATCATGAAGTCCATCGATATCATGAAGGACGAGAAGGGACATACATCCAAGGGAGCCATACCGAAGCTGTTGTCCGATGCCCTGGCTGTATCATTTGATCCAAACGTGGGACACGATTATCTAGAGCAGTCGGAGGATCGATTCGAGTACTATCACCGAGTGCATGAGAAGATTGCCTTCGACCTCGAATTCATGAACCTCATTACCAAGGGTGGACTACCAAAGAAAACTCTGAATATCATCCTTGCAGGCACGGGTGCAGGCAAGAGCTTGTTCATGTGTCACTGTGCAGCCGCCAATCTGGCAATGGGCAAGAATGTTCTCTACATAACAATGGAGCTTGCAGAAGAGGAAGTCGCCAAGAGAATTGACGCGAACCTCCTGAATACATCATTCGATGACCTTATGGTTATGCCGAAGGACATGTACCATAAGCGAGTATCTGCCCTCAAAGCAAAGACGACTGGTAAGCTGATCATCAAGGAATATCCAACAGCCGCCGCGTCGACCTTGCACTTCAAGACTCTCTTGAACGAACTGTTCCTGAAGAAATCCTTCAGACCAGATATCATCTATGTGGACTATCTGAACATTTGCTGTTCGGCGCGCGTCAAGCCGGGAGCCAATATCAACTCCTACACCTACATTAAGTCGATTGCCGAAGAGCTTCGAGGACTGGCAGTAGAGTTCGAAGTGCCGCTGGTTTCTGCGACACAGACTAACCGAACAGGTTTCGATAGCTCGGACGTGGACCTGACCAATACGTCAGAGTCGTTTGGACTACCAGCCACTGCCGACTTCATGTTTGCACTGATCACATCCGAGGAACTGGAACAACTGGGTCAAATCCAAGTCAAGCAGCTAAAGAATCGCTTTGCTGATCCATCACAGAACAAGCGATTCCTTCTGGGTATCGACAAGAGCAAGATGAAGCTATTCGACTTGGAGGACTCTGCACAACAGGACGTAGCCGATTCTGGTCAGGATCGACCAGTTATGGACCACAAGAGCAAATTCAAAGCGCTGAAGGTGTAACATGGAAAAAGTTGATGAGATTATCCTACACGGCAAGTTCATGAACTTGGCTGAGAAATGCGACACGCTTGAGAAGATGCAAAAGTTCTGCAAAGCCTTTCTGACCAAGTATCCAACAGAAGTCAAGCAGAAAGAGAACACTGAGTATTGGCCAAACCGCTATGAGGAGGAAGTACGGTGGCTGCCCAAAAGTAAACCACATGAGTATACCGCTTCTGTCTCCATGGCCGATTATGGGTTTTCTATGTCCAATGAGGAACATCTAGCGATGATCGAACGCGCGAAATTTGACATTGCAAACTCTCTAACAATGCAGGTTATTAATGGTGGTGGTATAGAGTGGATATCGAGAAAAGACTATCACAGTATGAACACCATCTACAGTGGAACTATGTCAGTCAACGTAGGAGAAAAGAAGTGATGGAAAAGTACAGCATTCATAAGGTTGTCCATTCTGGCGAGGAGTTCTATTGCATCTATGAGAACGCAACAAATCAAGTGATCGACTTTTTTGCGTTCAGCGAAGATGCATCCGATACTGTCAAGCGCATGAGCAAGGGCAAGGGATTCGATGGATTCACTCCAGCGTTTATGCTCAATTCGGCACTACCCGAACGGGCAGTGGACATAAATAAGAAGTTCAAAGAGATATTCTCGAAATGAGGGTTCGACTTTGGTGAATGCATTCCGCGTGATGGTAGAGTAATACTCAAACATGGAATGGGTAATGAACATATCAGTCAGAGGAAACAACGAAGTTCTAAACAAGCGCGAGTTGCGCTATGCTGTAACATTCTTTTCATATCGGCTTCTTGGACCCCGCCTTTCCAAGAACGTGTCAGTCAGAGTCGAGAATAATGCGGTGGATGGAAGATACTGGGGATTCTGTTGTGCCCTGGATGAAGACTTCCGCCGCTATCCTCGCGAGTTCGAAGTGGTACTTTTCCAATCCAAGCAGCGAAGCAAAACCCTAGAAACCTTGGCACACGAAATGGTGCACGTCAAGCAGTTTGCTAGAGGCGAGCTCCGCTCCATAGGAACATTCGATTACAAGTGGATGGGACAGAAGTTCAACATATGGGACCCCTCATATGGAGAAGCAAATCTCCCATGGGAAATCGAAGCGTACGGTCTCGAAAAGGAACTGAAAGAGGAGTACCTGGAGCATGTCAAGCAGGAAGGCTTGACGTTCTGATTGCTATATACAACCAGTGTCGAAGATTCCTATTGACACTGGGGGTACCCTATGCTATAGTAGGGGCATGATCGAACAGGAGAACACTGACATGAACGGAAATATCGAGACTTGGCTTGTCGAGGAAGTTGACACCACCACTGGTCGAAAGACGTTCAGCCAGGTGTTCACTGATCGCATTGAAGCCTATGAAACATACAAGTACCTCTCGGAAAGTAAACCAGACACCTTGGTCTCAGTGACCAAGCAAACCAAGAGGTTGCTAGTCGAGTAATATGCTTCTAGTAAATGTGCTATTGAAACTGTTCACCATACTGCGAATAACTGTTGCATTCATACTATTTCTACCCTTCTATTCGAGTCGATTGGAAACCAAGGAACTATCCAAATACGATTTCAAGGTGCTGAGAGTAGTTGATGGAGACACGATAGACATAGACGCGCAATTCCTGCCGCCCGAACTTGGGAAGCATTTGAAGTTGCGCGTCTATGGTGTTGACACTCCTGAAAAGGGTCATCAGGCGAAATGCAATGCAGAACGCCGAAAGGCTCAAACAGCTACCGAGTTCGTGGAAGAAAAAGTTGCTAACGCGAAAGTCATCAAGGTCGAATTACGCAAGTGGGACAAATTTGGCGGCCGAGTATTGGGAGACTTGATTATCGATGGAAAACGACTATCTGAGCTCCTGGTGGAAGAAGGTCATGCGGTCTCATATGACGGTGGTAGAAAATCCAAAAACTGGTGCTGACATGAAATATGAACTGAATACCTGGTATCACTATGACGAAGCTGCCAAGAAACACTTTGAGCGGTGGGCTCCTACGGAAGCTGCAGCCGCTGGACACCTCGTTCTTGCGTGTAAGAAGTGGTACGATGCGACTGGAAAGCTCCACGTCAGTGATGATAACTACCAGTCATTCGAAGTCACCTGTAAGGAATGCTGGAAATCTTGGAAGGTAGAATGCCAATGAAAGTGTCGTTTGTTTCGGACCTCCATTTGGAGTTCAAAGATTATCCCTCCACCTTCTCCAAAGAGGAGGGTGGAGATGTTCTCATTTTGGCTGGTGACATTCTTGTTGCCAACTATATCCGTGCTGATCGCACTGACAAGGATGCGCGCACGGTCAAGAGACTCGTGGAGAAGTTGAAGAAGGACCTATTCGACAAGTACACTCGCGTCCTGTACGTGGTAGGCAACCACGAGCACTATCATGGCATATACAAGAACACTCACAAGACCCTCCGCAAGGGCCTTGATGATATGGGACTGATCGAGAAGGTGACCATCCTGGAGGATGACCACACCGTTATCGATGGAGTGCCGTTCATTGGTGCTACGCTTTGGACCGACTTCTTCAAGGGCGACGAATCCGCAATGTATATTGCTGAACGCGGCATGAATGATTTCCACATCATTGGATCAATGGATGTGGACGACATGACATATTTCAATAGGTATTCTAAGCGATCAATCACGCCGTCATTCGTGCTGGATGTTCACAAGAGATCGTTGGAGTACTTCGATTACATGTCCAAGTTTTATGCGGACAAGGAATGCGTAGTCATTTCACATCATGCTCCGACCTACAAGAGTCTGAACGAACGTCATTCTGGCAACACGTTGGATGCTGCCTATGCGTCCGACCTGTCGGATTTCATGTTCGATCATCCGAACATCAGACACTGGATTCATGGGCACTGCCACATGAACACCGACTATCGAGTAGGCGACTGCCGTATCCTGTCTAACCAACGTGGCTATCCCGGAGAACAATCCTATGCCAACTTCAACGGCCTCCAATCTATCATTCTTTGATATGAGCAGGAAGCACAGAGACGAATGTGCGCTGATTCTTCCTGATATGCTTTCCGCAATCTTTGAAGGAACAGGACCCAGATTGTATATCAACGTACATGAGAACACAAAAGATCCTCTAATAAAATATTCGGCGACTAGGGACGTCAAGGACACTTTACTGTGGGACATGGACATAATATGAATAAACCTCTCCAGTCGGTATTCAATAGGATATACTCAGTGTCCGATGCCACACGGGGTATGTACTTTTTCGAAAAAGAGCTCCGCGCAATGTGCAACAGAGCGCTGCAAAGGAAAGTAGACATCCTGATTCGGAATAGGGTTTATCTCGAATTATACGATCATTCATTCGAAGAAATGGTTGATCACATGTCCGGAGATATTTTCAATGACAAGGGATGACGTGAACCAGGCTACTTTACTACCCAGAGGGCTGTGGGAACGTACCATGACAGAGGAGGTATCATCTACACTGACCGCAGAATCAGAAAAAGGACTTCCTTTCAGCGCTAGTCGATTCCAAATTTCTATGTTCTTTCTTCAACAAATGACCAGGACAAGAATTATGACGGGTGATGGAATCATGGCTGCGATAAATCTGGAGAACATGATAGAATGACCCTCACAGGCATCATAGACTCACCATTGCAGCCGGCATATGAGGCAAATTTAATGTGTGAAATGAGGGCTCAAGCTCCAAAGTATTGGTATTCGCTTTGTCAACATGTCACGGATTTTCATCTTTTAGAGGTGAATGTTGAGCTCCAAAAAAAATATTCACCAAATGCAGAGAACACCTCAATGGTCGATGGTCGTGAATGCTCTTTGGACTGATGTATCGTGACCGAATTTAATGATAATTGGACAACTTCTCCTATTCGACCCATTCTGGTACAAGTCCATACGTGGAATACTTCTTTTGATTCCATGTGGAATGATTCCATCGATTTGGCGACAAAGTTCGATCTTAGCGATTTCATGAATTATGAAGGAGGAGCGCTGCGACGATTGGAAGTTACAATGTCCTGGAGTCTTCGATGGAGTCTCATTGAAGAAATTTCAGAAACCAAATGAACACCGTTCACTACCCATGCATCCAGTGCATAGCAGCTATGCAAAAATAGATGTTGCATCCACCTGGGCTCCTGCTATAATGGTATCAAGATCGAGAAAGCAACAGAGGAACTGACATGACAGAGAAGATTGTACGCACCGCGACCAAGGCTTCTGGTGGAGTTACGCCGGAGGAAATGATCAAGCTCAAAGAGCATGCGGAAATGTGGAAGAAGCGTATTCTTCGCACCAAGTCCGTGGCCGAAGATTTTCCCAAGCTTCGCGATGCGATCTTTGGCATCTATGAGGCTGCCGACAAGCCGCGTCCAATCGTGATCCTGGCTCCGTCGCCAATCGCCATGGCATATGCATATGGTGCGGCGGCTGCGATCTGGCATGCTCGCTCAAAGGGCGAGAAGATTGATATCAATTTGGGCAATGATCATGTGTCGGACATCATCCGCCTTGCCATCCAGGAAACCAAGAATCCTATCTCGGCTGCCGTTCGAATGGCTAAGCCGTCGGACACGGTTCTGGCTGATGCTCGGGCGACATGCTTCAATGCTGCCGGGCAGTTTGGCATCGATTGTGCCAAGCGCTGGAACAACGTGGTGCAGTGTGGTGCATATTCTGGTTTCGACGATGCATATTTCACTGCCTTCCGTGACGTGATCGGGCTCAAGCTGCCGATCTTTGAGAAGTACAAGCACTGGGAGCAGGCGGCAATCTATGGAACTCTCCGTGTCATGCACGAAAAGTTCTGCATCGTGTCGGATTTCCCTGAAGTTTTCAAGATGGATGAGGAAAATCGCTCGCACAATCAGACTGGCCCATCACATCGTTGGGCTGATGGTTGGGAATTGTATCACTGGCATGGTGTTCGCATTCCGAACGAGTGGATCAAGACTCCTGGTGCCCTAACGGCCAAGGTAGCCATCACTTGGAAGAATATCGAACAGCGTCGTGCTGCATGCGAACTCTTGGGTTGGGCTAAAATTCTTGAGGAATTGAATGCCAAGGTTATCGACACCGATGCCGACCCAGAAATCGGTGAACTTCTGGAGGTTGATATTCCAGACATTGGAAAGGAAAAGTTTCTTCGGGCTCTTTGTGGCACTGGTCGAACCTTTGCAATCCCGGTTCCTCCGAACATGAAGACTGCGATGGAGGCTAACGCCTGGACGTATGGTCTCAATCTCGATGACTTCAAGGTTCCTGAAGTTCGTACATAATGAAAAAAGGGCGCAGGCATATGAATAGAACTTTACAAAAAGAAGCAACATATGCCTGCACCTATCCAAAACAATTGAATGATTTAGTAACTTCTAGTAAAATATGGAATGATATTGCAAAAGTGTCTAATTGGGATCAATGGAATAAAATGCGTCATGATTTATATTCTAA